GCTTGAGGTCATCAAAGTTCTTCTCCGCCTTTTTCGCTTTGTCCTGGCTGGCCTTGAGGCGCTTAGCCAGGTCGGCCTGGTACTCGGCATTGCGCTTTGCTTCAGCGCGCAGGGTGGTGATGGTGGCCTGGCTCTCGGTATTGGCCTTGATGGCCTCATCCTTAGCCTGGGCCTCGACGCGCTTCTCTTCTCGAAGATCCTCAACCCGCAACTGCTGAATACCAACAAGCAGAAGGCCGACCAGCGCGATGATGATTGCAGCAGCGAGCGCCTTCATGCTGAGTCCGCCTTTCTACCCAGGAACCTGATGATCAAGTCCCTGATCGCCGTCACGCCGATGAAGCCAATGGCACCACCGGCGGCGACTGACAGGCTGGGCGGCCAGGTCATCCACTCAATGATGCTGCTGGCCGACAGACTCAAAGCACCACAGATCAGCGCCTCGAAGAATATCCGCCACTTATTCGGTTCTTTGGCCTCGTACAGCACGCGCAAGAGAGTGATCGTGAACGCCATGATTGCGCCCTGCCACAGTGGATTGGAGAGGACCAGCCAGACCTGGGCCCAAAAGTCGGGGTTTTTCTCAGGCATGTTCAGGGACATCCGGCAGTCCTCCCTTTCTGGGAGCGAATAGATCCGGCTCCATCAGCACTCCCGGCCATAGCAACGGGTGTGGCGGAGCCGAAAACGAAAAAGCCCCGGCGAATGCCGAGGCTCTAAATACAGAAATTCGACCCTAGGGTCGGGTTAGCTCATCTACCGCGGAGACATTTCAATCCTGAAGTCTGGCTGCAGTTCCTCAAACGAGCAGGGATAACCCATGAAGCGATACTGGGTATCAGTAGTGCTCAAAAGCTCTACCCCAAGGATAGCTCGGCGATCGGATTTGAGACGCTCATAGAAAGCATGACTGATATAGAGCCGCGAAACATACTCACTTGGATTGAGTGCTTCTTTCTGATGAATTGCCGCCATCAGCACATCTAAACTCATTTGGGCCACCCTCAAAAACTCAGTCTCGATCTTTGCTAAAGCTGCTTAGAACGTAAATGCTCAATCAAATCATGCCCTTTCCATGTCAGCCCTGAAATTTGCATCAGTGCACCTGCCGTACCTTCAATAAATCCATTATCCAACAGGAGCTTAAAATGAGATCGCAGAAGACTCATGCGCTCTTTGCTAGCAGCATCAGGATTAATAAGGTCCTCTTTAAAGTAGTTCGAGAAAGACGTATTTGGAGGTGAGCTTTCTGCCGCCAACAATATCTCTTGGACAAGACCCCAATCGCGACGCATGTGCAGCTCCTTTGCCATTGATAGATAGTGCCAATATAGCTTCATCTACCGCACCATGAAAGCCTCGTGAACATTAAGCCTCGGGATGCAAAAAGCCCGACTCAATGGCCGGGCTTTCTATTTGGTGTCGCGCTTGCAAAGCTGAACACGGTGCCATGAAAACAGGTGTTTATCCGCGTGGAAAGATATTTCTACGCAGCTTCGCGAAACACCTCGATAGCGCAGTCGACCCAGGCCACGCCGGCCTTGATCAGCTCGCGCGCCTTGGCCTCACCCATGTCGTTTTCCCGGGCAATCCGCAATGCTGGCCACTTCGCGCCGAAGTACAGCCAGATGAAGTTGCCCATCTGAGCGTCCCGGGTGGCGAGCTTAGCCACCGCACGATCCACCACCAGAGCAACGTCATCCGTGACGCAGTAATTCTTGATGCCGCCCTCCGTGACGTTGTTGTCGCGGATTAATGCATAGAGAGGAGACACGTACCGAGGCACGCCCATCCCATCCATCCGCCACCAACCCCATTGCTCCAGCAGGTATTCAGTATCGCCCAAGGGCTTATCGACATACGTACGCTTCTTCATGCTGCTTTCCTCGGGGTTGGTTCATCCATGCCAAACAACTCGCGAAGCAACTTGTCGGCCTTCTTGTTCTTGGCGTTGCCCTCGGTGATCCAGAGGCGTGCGTACGACACGAACCCGTGCGGGGATCTTGACCCATGCCAGTCGGCAACAATGTCCATGAAAGCCGCTGAGCCGATCCGGCCGTCAGTCTTTTCCAACAGCAGGCGATTGCCTTGCTTGAGAAACTTGCGCTCGTCCTGGGTCATGCTCTTGCGCGGCAATGCCGCTGTGACGTTACTCATTGCCGTCTCCTGGCTGATGGTTTGGTGTGGTCGCGGTGTCGCCTTGAACTAAAAACCTCCTCCTCGGAAGTGGATACTGATTCACGCTGGAAGCCTCGTTATTCATGGTCTTGCCGGGTAATGCCTCGCCTTCCTGTCTCGCGTATGTCCCACCGTGCAATGCCTCGAAACCTCGTTGATCGAGGTAGGCGTGCCAGGTCTCCAAGGCCTGCCGCTTGAGTTGCTCGGCGGACGTGTGGATGTAGGCCTGGTCGAGATCCTTCATGGCGTGGTTCAGCAGCAGCTCCCCGACCATGTAGTCGACGCCCAGGTCAGTCCAGGCCGTACGAGCCACCTTGCGCAGGTCATGGCTCGACCATTCGCCGTGGGCCAGATGCGTGAATAGGGTGCTGGCCTTCGTCGCGCTGAGCGCTTGGCCAGAGCTTCCCGGGAACAGGAACTGGCCGGTGTAGCCCCTCCCCCGCTGAACAAGCCGGTACCGCTCAATCAGCGCCTGGGCCTGGGCCGTTAGTGGCAGCGTGTGCGCCGCTTTGGTTTTGGTGTCCGCCGCCGGGATGAACCACTTGCCGGTGTTGGTGTTGACGTTCTTCCAGCGGGCCAGCCGGGTTTCGCCCAGGCGCGTGCCGTGGCAGAGCATCAGCCCCGCCAGCGCACACGCCGCAGGAAATTCGTCGAACTGGTCGGCCAGCAGGTCAAGCAGCCCCGGAACATCATCAGAGTGCAGCCGTGCCGCCTTTGCCTTGATCTTGGTCCGCACGAAGTCGGTGAACTCCAGGCCGGCCAGCGGGTTCACGGCCAGCAGGTCCAGACGATAGGCCTGCCGCACAGCCACCCCCAGGACACCCCAGACCGAGCGCACGAACGACAGCGCGTAACGCTCCTGCATCGGCATCAGCAGCAGTCGGTCAATGGCCGGCCTGTTCAGCCCAGCCAGCGGCAGTTGGCCGAGGCGCGGCTGCAGGTGCCGCTTCAAGGCGGACTTGGCGCTGGCCTTGCGCTTCTCGGAGAGCGCCCGATCCCGCGTCATGCGCTCCTGGTACCAGGCCAGCAGCTCGCCAACGGTAGACCAGTTGGTGGCCGTGGACTTCGCCAAAGGGTCAGCAGACCGGCGGGCCAGGATGGTCGGCAACGTTGCCAGCATCGCCTTGGCGTTGATGTCGGGATAGTTGCCAGCCTTGCCCCAGGACTTGCCCACCACGACGTGCCACGAGCCTTTGGCGCGGTCCACGGTCGAATAGCGGAACCGAAGCGACGGGTGCCGGGGGTCGCGCAACTGGCGAACGGCACCTGCCTGATTGCGGCGGATCTCTGCGTCGGTCAGTTGAACGTGCAGGGTTTTCGGATTATTCACCATGCTTCCTCCGCTGGCCCTTGTACTGCTCGGAGAAGGGTCGACCGATTTCCACCTCTTCTTGGGTGGGCTCACGGCCCGCGAAATTGACGAAGCGGGCGAACTTGCCCTGCTGCTGCACAACGCACGAACCGACCGGCGCGTGCCTGCACTTGGGCATGATCAGTTCCGTCACGCCGTTCTGTCCCTGCTCATCGTCCATGTCGCGGTGGACCAGGATGATGCAGTGGGCGTCAGCCTCGATCTGGCCGGAGTCGCGCAGGTCGGAAGCAATGGGCTTCTTGCCCGGGCGCTTGGTCGAATCGCGGTTGAGCTGGGCCAGCAGGATCACCGGCACCTCCAACTCCTTGGCGATGTTGACGATGCCGGTCGATATCTTGCCGAGCTCGGCGGTACGGTTGAATGCCTTGCCGTCTGAGCCGATGAGGCCGATGTAGTCGATCACCACAACGTCCAGACCATGCTTACGCTTGACCTGGCGACAGATGCTCCGGATGCGCGCGACGGTGAGGCCCGACTTGTCGCTGACGTAAAGGGGCTTGTCCATGATCTTGTTGACTGCAGATGTGAGCCGTGGCCAGTCCTCATCTTGCAGTTGACCGTTATCCAATACTTGCAGGTCGACGCTACCCAGGGATGCCAGGGCGCGGTTGGCGAGTTCCTCCTCCGGCATTTCCAGCGAGAACACCATGCCAACGCCCAGACCGGAGCAGGAAATGTGCTGGGCGATCTGCAGGCCAAGCGTTGTCTTACCGCTCCCAGGCAGGCCGGCGACGATGGTCACTGTCTTTTTTCGCAGCCCACGGATCAGCTTATCCAGATCGACCAGTCCAGTAGAAAGACCTGATTGAATGGAACCATTGAACTTGGCATCGATGATGTCGATATTTCGGGTTACCACTTCGTCCATGCGCTTGTAATCCGGCTCGCCGGTGTCCAGGTCGCGCAGATCTGCCATGGCCTGCTGGGCGCTGGCGATGATCTCGGCCACAGGCCTGTTCTCGTTGGCCGAATCACGCACGGCATCAGCAGCTTCCACCAGGCGGCGGAGTACTGCTCGCTCGGTAACTGTTCGCGCGTAAGCCTTCCAGTTCGCCGTGCTTGGCGTGTTCTTCGCCAGTTCACCCGCGTAGGCAATGGTCGTCCCGCCACTAGGTAGGACCGGTTTGAAGTTATGAAGGGTGACAGGGTCGACCGGGGCGCCGGTGGCGTGCAGGTCAATCATCACCTGGTAAAGCGCTGCGTTCTCCGGATCATGGAAGTCAGCGGTGGTGACACTGGCGGTGATCGAGTCAAACAATTCACCATCCAGCATCAGCGCGCCGAGTAGCGCGTGCTCGGCCTCATCACTGTAAAGCTCGCGGTATTCGTTCATGCGCGACCCCGTGCCGAAGCCCAAGTGAAGCCAGCCAGTAATGCGCCGTTCTCCCGCAGGCGGTCCAGCGCCCGGGCACCGATGTACTGCTCAAGGCTTGGAGTGGCTTTCCCGTCAACATCTTGCTTCCCGGTCGCCGGCAGGTTGGAGATCAGCACCGAAGGCTTGACCAGTTGATAGCGCCGATCGATGACCTCATGCAAGACCGCCAACTCGTACGCGGTGCCCGCCTGGGCGCCCACCTCATCGATAACCAGCAGGTCAAAGCTCGCCAGCTCGTCGATCACGTCGCCCTCGGTGTATCCGGAGTCCCGCGCCATCGAGCGCTTGAAAACCCGGATGATCTCGGCGGCGGTGGTGATCACTGCGATCGCATTCAGGCCGATGACCTGGCGCACGATACTGCAGGCCAAGTGGGTCTTTCCGGTACCGACATTCCCGGTCAGCAGCAGGTTGCGGCCTGCCTGGTAGTGCTGGCCGAAGTCGTTGGCGTAGTCCTGGCACTTTTCGAGTGTTTCGGACATGGCCGGGGTAGTGGCGCGATAGGTGGCGAAAGTGCAGTCGGCAAATCTTGGCGTGATGCCAGAGCCCACCAGCGCACCGTTGAGGCGTTCGGCGGCAGCGTGAGCCAATGCCTGGGTATGCTCGATACTGCCCACCGCTGCCACGCGCAAGCCGTGGAACTGGCACTGCTTGCATGGGCGGACAAGCATCGAGCCGTCGAACTGCTCGACCTCAGAGCGATCAACCGCGCCATGGACAGGGCATTCGCTGGCAAACGAGCGCATTTCAGGTTGGCGACGGAATTTAGAATGCTGGTTCATTGCCGCCTCCTTGGTACATGTCAGGTGTATGGTCTGGCAGGCTGTTGAACGCCTGGCCGTTGGCCGTGCCGGGCTTGAGCACATCAGTCCAGCGCTCACCGTTAAGCCAGGTCGACGCCATCGGCACGAACTGACCGTCATCCTTGGTCCAGTCGCGGGAAACGCGGTGGCTGCCCAGGGCGGTCATCAGGGTTTGGCGAAGTTCGGCACTTGGCTTCAGCTTCTCCCATGCCTTGCGAGCGTCCTTCTTCGACTTCTTGTTGGGGTACAGCTTCCAGAACACCTCAAAGGCTTCGGCCAATTCCACGTCCGATGTGCACAAGGTTTTAGGTTCCTTGACTGGTTCAGAAGAGTGACTGGTTCTGGGGGCAGCTGACGCCCCACCCCCCGGGGCAGCTCCCGCCCCAGGTAGGGCGGCTGACGCCCCACTACCAAGTTCAAGGTGGAAAAGGTTCGACTGATTCAGCTCACCTTTTCGACGGTACTCGCGACGAAGAAAGCCGGCTTTCTCAAGCTCTCTAACATGCACCTTCACCGTAGTTCGGCTGATCTCGCACTGGTCGGCGATATGCTGGTACGACGGCCAGCACTCGCCCTGGTCACTGGCGTTGTCCGCCAGCTTGACCAGCACAAGCTTGCGGAGCGGATTTCCGACCTTCGTTTTCATGGCCTTGACCATCAAATCCATGCTCATAGGTAGAGCTCCCGCGTTACCCGGGCGATGAACGCGTCATAGCTCTCATTCATGACCACGCCGCGATCCTCCAGGGCGACACGGCCAGCCTTGGCCAAGCCGTAGATCTCCCAGCGCTCGCGTTCAGGTAGGTGGCGGCAGTTGGAATAGCAGGGCCAGGGGCCGGCCACCACTTCGGCAGTGCTCGGGGTAACTACTGGGATTCCGGTAGTTGATTCCAGTGGAGTAGTCATTGGTCCCTCCCCCCTGCAACTACCTTCAGTACTGGTGGAAGTTTCGGCCCAAAAGGCGCGCCAGGCGCGAAAGGGTCAGGCAGCAAGTCGCGCGGGCACTCTTTCAGGAAGTCCGAAAAAGCCAGTTGGCATGCGTTGAACAGCGGAGTGTCGTTACAGTCCTGCCCGCGGCGAGCGGCGCTCTCCTCGACAGCGTGGGCAAACACCAGATCAGAGACCGAAGTGCCCCCACCATTCCTTGCCTTCTCACGCTCGACGATGTTGACCTCCAGTAGGTCGCAAAGGCGGTCAAACCCAAGTCCAGCTGTAAGGCCTTCGGTGTCCATCATCAACGAACGACCAAAGGCGGCGAGCACCTTACGCAAATCGTCGCGCTGCTCCTTGCGGTGCTGGCTGGATTGCTCCTGAAGCTCGTAGAGCTTGTTTGCAGTAAATGGCAAATGATGGCGCAACTTGCCGGCCTCGCGCCGAAAAGCTCGGCGCTCTGAGTTGATAGCATCGAAACGCTCGCCAAATACACGACAAATACGGCGCGTTGTTATGAGACTGGTACTCATAGAGACGCCAGGCTTCTGTGCGATCCGCACAAGTTCACTTACCAGGCTAAAACCCCGTGGGAGCTGCTCGGTATTGCTGTTTGTTTTGTTCATGCGGGATTCCTCTGGCGCAGCTTGAAGCGGCCCTGCTGAATATCGGGGTGGGTGGCACGCTCGGCGGTTTCGAAGGTGCACTCGGCGGCGAATCGGTCGAAGCGGCGGGTAATGTCGGCTTTGGGCCAGATGGCGTACGGCTGACCGCCATCTTCGGCGTGCTTGCTGCGCACCATGGCGAACGGCAGCAGAGCGCCAGGAATGTCGCGCATCACAGCGTTGATCACCCACTGTGGAATGCCGTGACGCAGGTTGATGCGGGCGCGGATTGAGGTCATCGACTCGAATCCGGCCGGCATCGAGTCCAGGTATCGGACCTGCTCAACGTTGGCCACCCGAGTTTCGATCCGCTCCAATGCCACCTGCTGTTCCCGCTGCTGCCGCTCGACCGCCACCAGGTGGTTCGCGTTGGCGGCAGTGATCTCGGTCTGGGTCATTGGGCGGGCGGCTTGCCCTTCCAGCTCGCGCCAACGCTTGATTACGGCCATCCGCATGGCTGCGCTGTAGCCAGTCAACAGGCAATCGGTGTGCTCGCGGTCGAGCAAGTACTCGGTTTGCTGACGATTCATGCTGTCGAGATAGATCGCCTGAAAAGTCAGGACATCTGTTTTCAGATCTGAAAGCATGCTGCGGATGTCGGCCAGAACGTTGTCATGCCGCTTCTCGGTCAGCGCAGCGATCTCGCGAGAGGACATGGTTACGGCATCGTCGCCGTGGAATTTGGCGATGGTCATGGGCAACTCCTGACATGAACAGCGTCATGCGCAGCGCCAGCGTGACGGCTCTTCCAGAAAAAGTTGCCAGTTGCGAAAGTGATCGATTCCAGGCGGCTTTCGATCTCGGTGGCAAGAGGATTGCTCCACCCGCCATTGAGCTGCGGAACGACTTGAGCCAAAAGGATTGAGCGCAGCTCGTTGAACTTTGCACGGGCCTCGTTCAACCGCGCCATTTGCTCAGCAGTGACAACAGCGTCATCCAGCAACTCACCCACGACTTCTAATACGGCAGGGAGCTTATTCATGGCTGAACCTCCGAATCCCGCGCCACGGTTTCGGAGGTGTGCGATTCGGCGCGCAAGACATCAAGATCGTCACTGATGCTTTCATAGCCGGAGGAAGCGGTATTGGCAGCGCCTGCTGCCAAATTCCAAACAATGTCGATCAAGTTTTTAGTGTGATCCGAAGCCCCTGGAAGCTCTTTTCCTGTCGAGATAAAGAAAAGCAGAGACTCAATCTGCTCAAGCGCTCCCTTGGTGCTCTCGAGATCGAGGAGCGCGTCATTAACCATTTGCAGGGATGAGCGATTTTGAGCGGTCATTGCACACCTCCCGCGCGGCAACCTTCATAGGCACCGAACTGCCCCAGGCGCGCGCAAAGCTCGTAACCTGGGCGCTCTGCTGAGCGGACAGACTTGATGAGATCTGTCATGCGTTCATCCATACGGAGAAACTCTTCGAACTCCGCAGACCAACCAGCAGCCCAGATGATGCGAACTGAGTGAGGGGAAACCTCCTGCTCCAAAATCGACTTGAGCTCTTGAGCAATGGCTTCATCAAGCACGCCAGGATATGAGCGCTTGGAACCAGTCTCTTCATAAACGACTTGCACCTCGAAATAGGTGAAGCCGGCCCTGTCGGCCACTGACCGTGGCAGGTGTTGCGCTTTTGGGGGCGCGGTGGTATTTTTTGGGTGCATGAAATCGTCTCCTAAGGACGAAGATTCAAAAAAGTCCATTGCCGTGGACTGGTTAAGAAGGCTCGCGAATGCGGGCCTTTTTGTTGCCTGCGATTTAGCCGCTGAGCAAAAACAGGGATTGGTTATGCAGGGACATATGAGCTCCAGAGGAGTGGTGACAGGTAGCTTTTGAGATTGCCCTCAACGGGCATCTCCGCGCACTTCAACTCGGTGCAGTTACTCAACCTCTCACCCTTTCGGGAAAACCCAAGCGCCTTTGAAGCCATAGAAGAAATGGCTTCTTGCGCGCGTAACACGTGACTCTGAATACCCAAATGGGTCCCGGGCCAAGCCGTGATATCATTTTGATTCCAATCGAAACGACGGTCATGGAGGCCCAACAAATGATTGACAGAAACCTGCAGCGCGCGATCTTGACCACTCTCTCGGAGAGCTATCCAAGAACTCCATCCGTTGAGGTGCTGAACAAAATCTCCGATGGCGTCAATGATCATGTCTTTGAAGCGAATTTGTTCTACCTCACGCAGCACGGTCTGATTGAAAACTGCTTGGATCTTAAGCAGTACGGCAAAGCTGTCGTCACGATTGACGATCTGGTCTGCACCGCGAAAGGAATGGACTTCTTGGCTGGTGATGGTGGCCTCACCGCCATCCTCGGCACTGTCACCGTTAAGCTTCATGAGGACACACTCCGCCAATTAATTGAGGCGAAGGTGCAGGCGTCAGCCCTTCCGGAAGAGCAGAAGAGCAGCATCCTGAAGGCTCTTCGAGACGCTCCCGGCGAGACAACAAAGCACCTGATAACGAAACTAGTGGACCTGGGCATGGAGAATGCGGGGAAAGCAATTCCGCTAATTCAAACGTTGCTACAGTCCGGCCATTCCTGAATTCGTCCGCTTTATGGGCTCGAGCTAGACGCAGGTAGCCAATCAGAGCACCTGGCCCCCATAGCTCCACAAGCGCCTCGTCCACATCCAGATCAAGCTGCAGGAATAGCTCAGTGCTGGATGAGGATTTGCGCCCGGCTAGGGCAATCATGCATGCAGGTATCATCGCGCCACCTCGATACTGGATGGATTACCAGAGGTCTTACCAGACTGATCCATGAGTGAGATATGGAGCATCATTCCGGTCAAGGCTGGCGATGCTTCTGGGTACAGATCGGGGCGGAGATCGTGACGAGATACACCTGACGCGGCTTCTATTTTCAATACGTGCTCGGCGGGGACTCTGCCCGTTGCACACATCCGCTGGACATTCTGCGGTGTGCAACCAAGTATTTTTGCTAAAGCGGTCTGACTACCTACGACTTTCGCCGCCGATGCAACTGCGTTGGTACTCATTGTCTGCGCCTGCGGAGTTATGACATTGCCACAAATGCTACAACCGTAATTTCAGTTTTACAAATCATATTTGCAATGATACCTACAACGACAGGTTGTATCTTTGACCAATGACCACATCAACGACCGCCAAGATAATTGCGCACGCCCGTGAGAGGCTCGGCCTTAATCAGTCAGAGCTTGCACGTCAGCTGGATGTCTCTCCTCAAGCTGTTCAAGCATGGGAGTCGGGACGATCTATTCCACGACCTAAAAAACTAATTGAAATATCCAAGGCGCTTCAAATTCCTGCACCAGTACTACTTAAAGCAAGCGGGCTGCTCTCTGGGAATGTGCCCGATATTCTGGATCAGTTCGACATATCAAAAAGCGTCCTAGCCACTGAAGTCGACGACGTGCTGGATTTTTTAAAGGGTGGCACTCAGGCAGAAAGCGATGAAGTACTCGCCCCTTTTCTTAAGGAGGTGGAGATTTCTGCAGGATCAGGCAGGACCTCGATTGAGATGTCTCGCAACCCTACCCAGCGACTTGGCAAGGAAATGCTTCGAAACGCCGGGGTCCAGTCTCAAAATGCAGTTTGCATTAACGTGCAAGGCGACAGCATGACCCCCATACTTCCAGACGGAAGCACTGTCGGCGTGGATACGGGCTCGACAGTAGTCAGAGACGGGAAAACCTACGCGATTAACCAAAGCGGCCATTTGCGGATAAAAACTCTCCATCGCCTTCCAGACGGCGGAATACGGTTAAGGAGCTTCAATCGAGACGAATACCCGGATGAGGAGTATTCGCTTGAAGAGATGGACCAGAGAGACATAAGCATCATTGGTCGCGTCTTCTGGTCCTCGGTGCTGTGGTAAGCGAGATCACAGACCATGCCAGGCAGCAGCCTGGTTTTTTTTACGCGGAACTACAAATATAATTTGCAAAATACAAATATCATTTGTAGCCTGACGTAAATCGCGACCACCATGGATCTCCACCTCATGAACACACCCACAATCAAAGCCGGCAACTGGAAAGGCAATCTAAAGATGGGCCTAGCTCCTCGCGAGCTTGAAGCCACCCTGTGGGCTGCTGCCGATCTGACGGTGAAAGAGATTGGTCGAGTCATGGGTATCAGCCCGAACACCGCCGAGAAGCGTCTCGAAGCTGCCCGTTTCAAGCTGGGCGTCAAGACAATGCGCGGCCTGGTCGTTGAATGCATGAAAAGGCAGATCATCACGCCGATGGTGATCATGCTGTGCATGGTGCTGACCGCCCAACAAGCAAATACCGAACAGTTCGGCCGCATTCGCCGCCCAGGCGAGCGCCGCACCGAAACCCGTGTAGCCGTCCGCCGCATTGAGGCCGCTCTAACCGTTTAACCAACCCTGATTTTTGCGAAAGCCAACAAAGCGGCCGGGGTTCGTTCGGCCTGGAGAAAGTGAAATGACCTCAACACAATACGATTCCCGCACCGCCGACAAGTTTGTGGTCCGCCTTCCGGACGGCCTGCGATCTGCAATTGAGGCTGCAGCCCAGGCCGACGATCGCAGTATGAACAGCGTCTTCGTGAAGGCTACCCGTCAGTATTTGGATGGCCAGAGCCGTCAGCAGATCCTGCTGGATACGCTGACCAATACTGTTACTACGCCGATCCGGGTTGATTCAAATACCCGTAACTCAGGGGATTTAGCGAGCGGTCTTGTGCCGCCAGCGATCGGCTCCTACTGGGCAGGCCAGGGCGGGATCTACGGTGGCCGCCGCGAGTACCCGGAAGGCCTGTGCTACGTCATCTTCGCCGTCACGGACGTGGGCCGGCACAGCTATGGCGAGCACGGCACCAACGTCGAGGCTACTAGTGGCATCGACGGGCGCGAGAACACCGCAATCCTGGTCAATCGCGACGGTTCTCACCCAGCCGCCGAAGCGGCATCTGCCTACACCCGCGACGGGCACAACGACTTCTATCTGCCCTCCTCTGGCGAACTGCATCACGGCTACCTGTACCTGCCTGAATCGTTCGAGAAGGACTGGTACATCAGCAGCACGCAGCGCTCCGCCAACTTCGCCTACATCATGGACTTTGGAGATGGCTGGCTCGGCTACTACGCCAAGGACCTCGAGCGGCTCGCGCGCCCTGTCCGCAGATTCCTTCAGTAATTCATTCCTTCAATTGCTTCTGCGGCCTCTGCCGCACTGGAGTTCTGCATGAAAAGCATGATCGTTTTCGCCCTGCTGTTGATGTTTGGCCAGGCCTCGGCCGGCGAGCAACTGATCGACGTTCAGCACGACAGCGCGCGCGGCGTCACCTGTTGGATCTTGAACAACACGGGGATCAGCTGCTTGCCGGACAGTTCGCTCTCGCAGACGCCCGCCAGTACCACCGACGACGAAAGCCAAGCGGCACGGGCTTCTCTGGCAACTTCCATGCGCCAAAACGAGCAATTGCCCGCCGCTCCACGCCCACCGGAAAATGGGTTCCAGCTATGAGCCGCCGCAATGGAACCAAGGGCCAGCGCCTGATAGAACTGTTCAACGCCCTGCAGCGCCGGGAAACCACCTTCGGCCAGATCTACGCAATGTCGGCATCGTGTGGTATCGACGCACGACGGGTGCTGGCTGACCACTTTCAGCGTGGTGGTGAGCGTGAGCAAGGATAAAGACGCGACACCATCCACGGATAACGAAAACGTGTCGCGACACGAAAGGGGGGTAGGTATGTTTCTGACAGCAGAGGAAGTTGCCGACCTGACCGGCTATAAAAAGCCAGGGGCACAGATAAAGTGGCTGACCGCCGAACGATACGGGTTCGCGGTAGGGGGTGACGGGCACCCGAAGGTGTTGCGCCAAGTTGTCATTGGCCGGCTGGGCGGGATTCAATCAAGGAAGGGGCCAGAGCTTCGGCTGGGTTGAGGTGAAGATCGATGCGTCCGCGCAAGAAGGACCGGCACCTGCCGGCGTGCATGTACCAAAAGCATGGCGCTTATTACCTGGTCCGCAAGGGCAAGTGGAAGCGCCTGGGCATCGACTTCCAGGCATCGCTGGCCGAGTACGCCAAGCTGCTGGACAAGGGCAGCCAGGGCGGAATGCCGAAGCTGATCGACGACGCGCTCGAGCACATGCGTACTCGGACAAAGCCGCCCCTCAAGCCGAACACTCTGAAGCAGTACGAAGCAGCATGTGAGCGCCTCAAGGAAAACTTCGCCGACTTCGAGCCGCGCGAGGTGCTGCAGCGTCACGTCGTCGCACTCAAGCTTCACATGGCGGATACGCCCAATATGTCGAACAGGGTGATCTCGGTGCTGCGCGCGGTGTTCTCGTACGCGCTGGAGCAGCAGATCGTCGATTCGAATCCGTGCATCGGCGTGCGCCGGCACCTGGAGCACAAGCGCGACAGGTACATCACCCACGGCGAGTTCCAGGCGATCTGCGCCAACTCAAGCGACAACATGCGCGTAATCTACGAGATGTGTTACCTGACCGGCCAGCGCATCGGTGATGTGCTGGCCATCCGGTTGGCCGACATCAGCCCCGAGGGTATCGCTTTTAAACAGGAGAAGACGAACGCGAGGCTGCTGGTGCAGATGACACCCGACCTCGAAGACCTGATTGCCCGGGTCAAAGCCCTTCCCAGGAAAATCCGTGGACTTACCCTGTTCTGCTCGCCGCGTGGTGGCAAGCCTGTGCACTACAGCTCGGTCAAGGACGCCTTCGCCATCAGTTGCAAGAAGGCCGGCGTCGAGGATGCAAGCCTGCACGACCTGCGCGCGAAGTCGCTTTCTGACACGGATGACCAAGGCAACGACGCACAAAAGCTAGGCGGTCACACCGACGCGAAGATGACGCAACGTTATCTGCGCCTGCGCAAAATTAACGTAGGGCTGCCGCCAACAATGCCGCGCAAGGATCTACCTGTTATTGCGCAGGAAAAAACTTAATACTTTAACGCCTTCCTGAGTCAACTCCCCATCCTTGCAAAGGCCTAACGACTCCATTTCCCCTACAATCCACGGAGCAATAGAGTTTCGCGATAGATGAGTATTAAAGCGCGATGCAATAACGCCGGTAGAATATCTTCGATTCGTATCAAAATTTTTACCCACATAGTCAGCAAAAAAACCGAATAGAGTATCGCTCAAAGATTGAGGATCAAAACTTTCACTCCTTAGCGATGCAGTATGTTTCGCCAGCTCGGATTTTGCGTGATCCGCCTCAGCCTTGAGATTGAACATATGGGCGCTCATTTGATCTTTCTGAGCATCGTCCATTTTTGCTTTTTCCATCAAGCCGTCAATGATTTCCTGATATTCAACTTCATTCTTCCTTATAACCTCTTCCTCCTTCTCCTTATCTTCTTTGACCTTATTTAAATCCACCGGAGCCACGTTAAACTTATTATTTAACTCATCATAACCTTTATTAATACTCAAAAGCTGAGCACCAAACCGTTCTTCAATACGACCTAAAAGCTCGGAAATGTTTTTCGTAAACTCGTATGAATTATTATAAAAACTTTTTGAGGACTCATCAGCCTTGAAGTAAAAAGCTGCAGAAAGCACTATCGCGGAAATCGCCAGTATCAAACTTAGCAAGTCTGTGAAGCCAAAACCACTCAAGTCAATCGTAACTTTAGAGACAGCTAGTCGATATGCTAATACAGTGCACACCAGCATTACTGAAAGGTCCCGGAGCTTAGCCCACGAAAGAAAACCGCCCCATGTACTGTCGACTTTCTTAAATTTGTCTTTCAAATCCATTTTCCCTGGTCCATCTAGATGAGCTGCGTATTGGCACAATGCTAGCACTAAATATGGAATCGCGGCCGCGCTGTGCTTCCATTGGCGCAGGTCGCGAGAGTAACGGTTTTGCCTGTAGTATTAGACAGATGTGAATCGTCAAATAGACAGGCAGAGCTGACCCCCCCGTATGACCGACCTCTCCAGCCACACCCCAATGATGCAGCAGTACTGGCGCCTGAAAAACCAGCACCCTGATCAGTTGATGTTCTATCGCATGGGCGACTTCTACGAGATCTTCTATGAAGACGCGAAGAAGGCCGCCAAGTTGCTGGACATCACCCAGACCGCGCGCGGGCAGTCGGCGGGGCAGTCGATTCCGATGTGCGGAATTCCTTACCACTCGTTGGAAGGCTACCTGGTCAAGCTGGTGAAGTTGGGCGAGTCGGTGGTGATCTGTGAGCAGATCGGCGACCCGGCGACCAGCAAAGGGCCGGTGGAACGTCAGGTGGTGCGCATTATTACGCCGGGCACGGTGAGTGAT